TTAAAGCCATTTCTTCACTTTCATTTATTACTAATGTTATTGTTGTACTCATGTTATTTACTCCTTCCATAAGGTTTAGTATCATCTATAAATACATTCTCTTGATTGAAATCCCAATCATTATTATATTTATAAGTGATATTGTTTTTAGGAATATTAATAACTCCAGTTCGAGTTTTAATATCCCATTTGGCACCACAATCTACAATATTAGTATTTTTTTGATTAGTAGAATTATAGTACGCTTGTCTTAATCGTTGGATCGGTAAACCACAATCTTTATAACCTTGTTCACAAGCGTCATAATAATATTCGCTTGGTGGTTTAACGTCATATTGATTATTCATAATATAATAAAACAACTTAACATTTTCATTTCCAACTTTTGCTATCGTTGTTTCTTTATTATAAAATGTTGGATAACCTTCATAACAATCCAGTTTATAAATATCGTATGAATTGACTTTGAAGATCGCACCAACGACTTTCGAGTTAGCTCTAGCACGTTCTATATCTAAAACGCCACGAAAAACTAACTTGAAACCTTCTAATTCCGCTGCACTAATTAATTGAGCGGTTGGACACCTAACAGACATTTGTTTTAAATTTAGATTTGATCCATATCCAAAATAATATCTTGGGTGTTTTTTATATTTTTTACGTATATCTTCCCTATTAGGTTCTCGATCTATATACGTTGTCCAATTATACATTGTTTCCTTCCCATCTTGTTCTATTAATCAAATTTCTTTCATTTTGATTAGTAGTTTCTTTTGTAAAATGTGTAATTCTTTTAATTAAGAATTTACGAGCATTTTGGTATCTCATATTAATTGAATGATTTAAAAAATCTTGTTTAGATTCAAAAGCTCTCATTAATCTAAATCTTAAATTTTCAAATAACATTCTTTTTTTACGAGCAAATGGTAAATAGATTTGCGAACATCTTCCGCTATTACAAAATCTACTTGTTTCAACCATCATATAACAAAATGAAATCCAATTAGAAATTTTTTCCCAATCAGTAGTTCCTCCACTTTGTCTAAACTCGATTGTTCCAGTTTTTTCCGAAGGATTTGCATATCTATCATGATACGCAACTAAACCTTTTAAATTGACTTTTGTATATCTGTCATTATATCCGGAATATACTTGATAAAGCGTTTTAATTGATTTTGCTTTTTTGATTTTTTTAATTAAATCATTTGTAGTTGCACATTGAAAAGCTAAATCCAATTCTCTAGGATTAATTGCTCTACTAGAATTACACCAACGAGAGCTCCATCGTCTTGATTCTGGTTGAGTAAATGCAATTACTTCTTCATAAATTAAATAACCAATTAAAACATTCTTAATTTGATTAACTGTTAAGTCCGTCGCGTCTATATGAACGTGTAATCCACAAGATTTATTAACTTTAGCTCCAACAGTATTTAATTCGTCAATTACCGATTTAACTTTTCCTAAATCAGAAAATTTAATTGGACAAGAAGTTAATTCGTGTGCATTAGAATAATTATCACCGCCATTCGCAATCGTAGAATCATATCCTAAAGTCCACATTGTATTAGACCAAGTACCATATCTATAATTGTATTTGATTTTTTGGTCTTTACGTTCACCTTCAGATTGGCTCATAAAGTTTCTAACGAATCTACGACCATCTGTATTTAAGAAACATTCAATCTCTAAACCGAAAGTTCTATCCTTTAAAGTATTCACGTTTCCTCCGTTATTATTAAAGTTATACATAAGCAATTTATACCCCATTCTACCCAGAATAGAAACAAAATAATAGGTAATTTTCAGGTTAAAAAACGTTGATTTTACTAGCTTTTTGGATAGTCTGCAGGTACAGGCGTGGTTGTAACTGCCGTTATATGCTAAAAAACGTTGATTTGATTAGCTTTTTTATTTCGGCGCAGCGTAATCTTCCTGGTAAAACACATCTATCGGCTTTTTAATTTTAAAAAACATTGATTTACTTATGTTTTCTTTAAAAATGCTGAAGGATGCCACCGCCAACTCCACCACCTCCACCACTACTATCATTACTATATATTCTACCTTGAATAGAATGAAAAAGCTAATATAGATATATATAAAAAGGGTATAGGGTAAGTATCGGAGTAAGGTTGAAATCGTTGTCTATGAGCTTCTATGGAGCTTTAAAACCTACGATTTTATATGAATGAAAGACTTTTTTTGTTTTAGCTCGATTTGTAACTTCTTAATTTCTTCGTTAGAATGGTCTAAATCTTCAGTAGTATTTTCAAGTTTTTGTGTAGTTCTTTTTAGTGCACTATCTTTCTCTTTCAATTTAGATTGCATCTCATCAACCTCGTCTTTTAAAATACGAATTTGATCTTTATACTCATTAATAATTTCTCGATAATCGGCTTTTTCTGCCATAGATTTATTTCTTTTTAAAAGTAGAAATACCTTTGATACCAAGTATTGTACTAAAAGCTCCTACTACAAGAGCTTGATAAAACATAGGTAAGTTTGAAAACTTATTAAAAAATATATCTATTTTTTCTTGGATATTTGGATCATCGCTAAACACAGACCAAGCTAATAATAGTAAAGGAATTGAAATTAAGATAAGACAAAATTCATCTTTCCAATCTCCTCTATGTGAATCAATAACGGCTTTTTTAAATTCAACCTCTCCATTCGCCATTCGTTCAGCTAACTTTAATTCTGCAACAGATTCTAATTCTTTTGTTTTTCTTCTATTCGCTGCAATAGACATACCTGTCTTAATGATACCTGGCACTAATTTTGCTGCAATGTTTAACCAAACCATTTTATTCTCTCCACATCTTTCCAGCTAGTTTTTTACATCGTAAAGGCGTTTGTTGAAACCAGCGACTATTCAACATTTCTTTAGAAGCAGTAACATAATCTTCTTGCTTTAATGCTTCCCACATCTTTTTAAATTTAGCAACTCGGTATCCTAATTGAAAACACATCTCAATAATAACTTCTTTAGAACTTTGTTTAAGAGGTATATCTCCAATAAGTTTTTTTGCTATACCACAAGCATTATTAAAATCCTCTTCAAAAATACTATTTAAATATTCTTGGTCATATTTTTTATTATCTTCCCAATGATCTTCTACGCATAAATGACCATAACCTACTGTTCTTTTTCCGAGTGAATCTTTATAAACTGTATTAACATATCCTTCATGTTCTTTGATTTGATTTTTTAAAGCGTCCATATTTTCCTCCTATGTAAATATCAATGTTAAAGTTAAAAATAAAGTAATAAAAATAAACATACCTATTAATTGTATATCCCAAGGAAA